CCTCCCACTGCGTTGATTGCATTGGGGCCTAACTGCGCCACCATTTCCTGCATCTGTTTCTGCTGCTGACGTTGGGCAAGCTCTTCCGGTGTGGGGATGAGGCCCTTCATGTCGATGCCTCGAGCGGCACCGCAGCGCTTGATGTAGTCACTGACGTTCATGTTCTCAGCTACCACTTCAGGTCCGAACGGCGAGAGGTCCTGCAGCAATCCTGCGAGCTTGGTGAGGTCGTTACCACGACCCAGTGCTTCGACACCAGTGGTGATGGTCGGTGTGACCATTCCCTTTGGAAGCGTCGGGATGGTCCCCCTGCGCTCCATGCCATGCATGATCACCGTGATGAGCGGCAACTGAAACTCTTGCGACTGCGTCGAGTAGACACCACCGAGTGCAGCCTCCAGCTCATTGGCCATGTACCGAATCTCTTCGGCAGTGACCCGTTCACCATTGCGTTGAATGGCGGTGTTGAGCAGGAAGGCGAACGACAGACGCTCTTCGAGGTTCTTGATGGTGTCAGCAGCGATGCGGAAGTCCGCATACTTCTCCAACTGGAGCACTGACACATCGTCGGCGTTACCCTCACGGATGTCACCGGATTCACTCTCAGCCAGCACCTTGTGCTTCGTGGTGGAGTTCGGCTTGACCAGGAAGAGGACCTTGGCGGCAGCGGCAGAGCCCTGCACGATGGCCTTGGTGAGACCCTCCAGTGACTTCAGGTCACCGAATAGTTCCTCCACGTAACCACGTCCGTAATCCTCGCCGTCCACCGCAGTGAACCGGAGGACAATCCAGGGGGACTTGCCGAGCGGGTAGGTTCCCTCAGCACCGGGCACGTTGAAGCCGCAGACCTCTTGCGAGATTTGCCAGCCACTGTCGGTGCGCAGGATGCGGGTGTAGATGTCTTCGGACTCGTCGGGGCTCTCACCTTTGGAGTCCTTGTCTGCGGCCTTGATCTGGTCTCGCAGGTCCGCAGGGAGTGCCATTGGGGAGCATGTCTCATGCGTAACAATCTCGAGGATGTTACCCATAGGGTCCCGCTTGACCACGTAGCGGTCCAGGCGGAACACCTTCATGCCCCCTTCGGGCTTCAGGTAGCAGAGCACGTTGCCTGCGACCAATAGATGCTTGATGGCTTCAAATGCCGGTACGCGAATCGCTTGAGACTCGATCTCGTGCATTGTCGCTCGCTCCATGCGGTCGAGAGCTTCCTCGACTTGGGCGCGCATTCCTTGCTGGCCAGTAAGTTTCTCTAACATGAAGTCAGAGATAACAAGGCGAAAGCAGGGAGTGTTTGCAGGGAGCAGCGTGAGCAACAGCTTGGCGGCAAGATTATTGGTGCCGCGTGCGCCGAATGATTGATATGGTGTGGGGAGTTTGGTGCTGCCGGTAGCCCCGAGAGGGGGCAGCAAGCTCGGTATGGTGAGCTTGGAGCAGTCGCGTGCGCGTATGAGGAAGGGGTCACGCAGTGTCACCAGACGCTCGTATCGAGCTTTGAGAGGACCGGCAATAGTCATGGCTTATGTCGGCAGGTTCAAGCCGGGGGAGGTCCCGGTGGTGCCCCCCAGGTCGAGCCTGAGAGCGGAGCGGGAGCTGGCGGCACGTAGCGCACCAGTGGAACCGTTAGCGGCTGACGTTCCAGCGGCTTGCTCGGGTGTGACCATAGGCTTGGGGACGACTACCGGCGGCGGGGGCGCTGCGGGTGGGGGAGTAGGGTCGGAAGAGAAGCACATCAGGATTGGCCTGTCAGAACAACGTCGGTTGATTCCGCATGGGCTGATTCGAGGAAGTCAACGAGCCTGCGCTCACCGGCCTTCATCCAGATTTCCCTCTCGGGGTCCTTGGGGTCAGCGCAGCGGTGGGGGAAGATGTCGTTGAGGGCCTCGATCAGGGGGCGCTGCAGAAGAGCGCCGATGCGGGAGCGAGAGGTGGACACTATTGGTATCCTTGGGGTGATAGTCAAAAACTAAAAACTACGTCTAAGGGTCAGGGGTTAAGTGGCAAAAAATCCCCAAGCCGTTGAAGGCATTGGGGATTCTTGTACTGCGCGTCGGGTCAGATAAGCGGGAGTTGTGCTGCAGCTTCGCGTGCCAACTCGAGTTCCTTCTGGAGGTTCGACATCGCACGCCACGCCAGCTTTGTGGAGTGCCGTACACCGTCGGTGTCGATAGTCCCGGCCTCGGTGAGGTGGCGGGACAGCGCGTCCAGTTCATCACCGGACTTCGACCGGTCCCAGAAGAGGGGCTTGCCAGGGTTGTGCTGGTCGTTCCCTATGCGGGACAGCTCGGCCACCGCTACGATGGCATCGGGGAAGTACTTGATGAACCCGGAGTACACCGGGATGGCCTTGCGTGCTGCTGCGTCGGTGGGTAGTGTCAGTGCTGCGGTCATAGGCTGTGTCCTTGTGGGAATGTAGGGAGGTTGAACTGTGGTGAGCCAGTCGCTGGCTTTGAGCTGTCGCCAGTCGGGCAGTCGGTAGGTGTCCCGTTGGTCATCCATTGGTCAGCTCCTTGAAGAGATCGAGGAAGCGGATGCGTGCGATCTCCGGAGACCACACATCCATGCTGCGCAAGACTCCATGAAAGGAATCCCGCTCCTGATTGAAGGTCAGACGCTGAGTGCCGCCCCGCAGCCACCGGTCCTCGATATGGAACGCAGCCTCGTCGGCACGCTTCACCATCTGGAAGTCTTCCGGTGTCACAGCGGTGATAGCAAAGCGCTTGACCACCGAGCCCCATAGGCGACCCTCCAGCATCCCGTAGGAGCCCAGTAGGCCCTTCAGCGGCGCTGATACATCCCCAAGGTAAGCCTCGGGTGCATCGTGGAGCAGGGCGTGGAACTGCTGCGCCCTGGTGCCTCCGTAGGCGCAGACCAAGCAGGCCACTAGATGGCTGTGCTGGGCCACGTTGTACGGCTCGGGGGTCCCGCCTGTGTACCGGTTGATGTGCGACAGGTGGTGCGCTACGTCTTCGATGTGGATTTGGTCGGGCTCGATGCTGATGAGGTTGACGCGGACCCTTGAGGGCCACATCTGGATAACGGGTTCCATAGCTTCACTTCCTTCTTGGAGTAGTCATAGTCGGTTGAGCGGCAGATGCGAGCCACGCGTGCTTGGAGGATTGCGTCGTCTTCGGTAAGGCCCTTTGCCTTAAAGGCTGCGGCCACCTTGGTCCACGCTGGGATGTCAGGGAACGTCAGCAGCAGCTTGTCGGCACCTTTAGGGCCACAGCCCGGGAGACCCTTGTAGTTATCGGTGGTGTCACCGACGAGGGTCTGGTACATGTGCCAGTAGTCAGCCTCTTCCTCACTGACCTTCCAAGGCTTGGGGTCCTTGTCCGGATTGAAGAGCCACCCGGGGATGGTCTTCATGTCCTTGTCGATGGACACGATGATCTTCTGGGTTCCGGGGTAGAGCTTGGTGGATGTCGAGAGGATTCCCATGACATCGTCAGCCTCCAACGTGGGCCTCTCGAATGTGTGGTAGTGCTCCCGCATGTACTGCTTGACAGCGGCAAGGAGAACCGGCTTCTCGCCCCGGTTCGCCTTGTACGTCGGCAGTATCTTGATGCGCCATCCATCTGCCGTAGCACACGAGAGACACAGGATGACCTCATCGGCTTCGAGCTGTGCCTTCAGCTCCGCTATCTTGTTGTCGACTCCGGGGGTTACCTTGGAGATGTCCTCGACAACGATTGAGACCTCACCATCCCCGAAGTCCCACTTCTTCTGACCGGCAGATGCACAGGCAAAAGCGAAGATGTCGGCATCGACCAGCAGGATGCGCTTAGTCATAACCGGAGCACCCTTGGTAGCGGCGTGTCGTCACAGGAGGTTACCTTTATGGTTCCGCAGGCCCTGTTGTGGGCGAGCGTGTTGGAGAACTGAGCAGCGACCATGCAAGCCAGCGAGTCCTCCCGGTGGTCCTGCATGCCATTACCCTTGAGGACCAGATGCGCGGTGATGCCGTCAGCAGTGTCGGTGAGGGTAATGGTGGCAATCACGAGCAGTGCCCCCAACCCTTCTCACCAATCAGCCAGAGCATCGCTCGCAGCTTCTTGTTCTCGGCTTGTGCCTCGGCCAGAGCGTCCATGACGTTCAGCGTCTGGATGCGCTCATCGATCAACTCACGGTGGACCGTGGTGGCCCGGTCGGTGGCACAACCGAGCAACGCAGCGGACAGCAGGAGGACAGCGATGAGCCTCATTCGCTCGCTCCTGCCTTCTGCTTGCCGCGCCACCAGGATGCGACGCCGAGCACAGCGCCCATTGCGAGCCATGCTTCGGGGTCAATCGGAGGCACCGGCATGTGCAGCAGCGGGAGCACGAAGTAGTCCCCTATCCAGGCGCTGCCGAAGCAGAACCCGCAGTACGGACGCCACCCCCACTGAGCCCAGTGTTCGCTCTTCGACTCGGCCTGCATCGTTGCATTGATCGCTTCGACTTGCCGCGTCTCGGCCTCTGCTGTGATCTTGAAGAGGTACGCTTGGTTATCCAGCTCCAGCTTGCGCAGGGTCACTGCTGTCTCGTCGGAGCGGTTGGCATCCTTGAGTACCTTTGCAATGGCCTCAGGGGTTGCGTCTCCGATGTCCAGCGCGGAGGCGATGAGCTTACCCACTGCTGCCCCGGCTGGTCCACCCAGTGCTGCCCCGAGAAGGGGAAGCCCATAGGAAGCCAGCGTCTTGCCGATGTCTTGCCAGTTCATGAGAGTGACTCCAGATATTTGAGACCCTTGCGGGTGATGTGCCATTCGTTCGAGTGGCCACCAGTCGGGGTCTGCGATGTGATGTAACCGAGGGATGCAGCAGCAGCCACCTCGATGGCGAGGCGGCGAGCGAACACACTGGACACAGTTACCTTGCGTATCCAGATGTGCTGCAGAACATCAGTGAGTCTCGGCCCAAGTGCGCCCGACTTTGTACTCACCGTCGAGGGGGCAGCGGAACTTGAAGTGCTCCCCAGCCAGCCGAATAGCGTCAACCGCAAGTTTCCCAATTGTTTCCCCTTTGTCTTCGTCAGCTTCGATTTGCCATTCGTCGTGGACGTTGGCGATGAACTCGTAGTGGATGCCGGGGATGTACCCGGAGTCCTGCAGCTTGGTGTCGAGAATCACGAGCGCCATCTTCATCTGCACCGCACCCGCCGACTGCAGCAGGGTGTTGGGTGCGGCGTGTTGGGAGCGGATGTGAAGGGTGCGACCGTCGAGCCCCTTGAGGTGACCCACCAGCTTGACCTTGTCTTTGATCGCCTTGATGAGCTTGCCGAGGGCAGGTAGGTTCTTCAGGAACGAAGCACGCGATGCCTTACCGACGCGAATGGCTTCTGCGCCCTTGCGTTTGGTCAGGATGCTCCCGAGCTTCTCGTCACCAGCGCCATAGATGAAGGCGTAGAACCACGTCTTGGCTAAGTCCCGGCCAGTCTCGGTGCCAACGTACGTCTTCTTCGGGTCGAGCCCGAGTGCGCGTGCATTGACCGAATGTATCTCTGTGCCGTCAGCCTTCTTGCCATTAAGGACGACTTGAACGTATGCTCCTCCGTCATAAGCCGCCATGTATCCTGCAAGGTCACGTAGTTCCAGCGCTGCGGCGTCAGCGCCCACCATGATCTTTCCCTCTGGAACCATGAAGAGCCCACGACATTCCTTTCCATAGGGTGAGTAGACTGCTGGGACCTGACCGACGTTGGGGCCAGAATGGGTCATGCGACCTGTCACAGCGCCGTTAGGAGTGACACGCCCCCGCATGCGGCCATCGGCATGGACCTTGCGGAGCCACGCTTCCTTGCCCTCTGAGAGCTGTCCAATGCGCTTCTCCACCATCATGTACTCGTGGAGTGCCTTGGCTTCCGGGTAGTCGAGACCCATGAGGACCGTCTCGTCCACCTTTGGTTTCCCGTCGCTGGTGAACTCGGTCGGCTCCCATCCACGCTTGCGCATGAACACGAGGGCGATGTGGTCCCGCGAGCCAGGGTTGAACGGAGTCAGCTTGACCTTCGTTACCGGTGCCCCGGCTGAGTACCCCAGCTTCTTGTTGTCCTTCTTCGGGGTGACCACGTTGCCATCCTTCATGTACATGGCTGGCATGGTCTTCACGAGGTTCGCTTCGAGGACCAGCTTGTGGGACACTAGGGTCGCGTAGAGTTTCCCCGCTGCGGCCACATCGAACAGGAAGCCGTACCGCTGCTGCCGTGCGATGATCCAAGCCACGGCATGCTCTAGGTCCAAGCACTGCTGTGAGTACCCCTTGCCATCCAGCTTCGCGGAGAGCTTCGCTGTGACCTCGGTGTCCTGCACGCAGTACTCTTCCATGCTCTCGTTCCACGAGTCCCACCGCTGCTTGTACGCAGTGGCACGGGCCTCTTCCTCTTCGACACCCGAGGCCATGAGACAGGCGATCAGCTCCGGGTCCCCTTTGTATTCCCCCTTGTGACACTTGAGGCGATGCCCCCAGGCCTCGAGGGAATGCCGCTTCATGAGATGCGCCGGGAGCGTGCGGTTCTTCACCAGCTTGGCGTCGATGTCGTAGAGGTCCGCGTAGATCACCCGGGACTGCACGATGGTGTCGCGCACCAATGACTCGATGCACTTCCACTTCGGGTACACCTTGCGTAACGCAGGGACATCGAACTCGATAGCGTTGTGTCCCTCGATGTAACCGCCCCGGGACTGGTGCTCTTCGAGCATCCGCAGTCCGTCCTCGATGTCATTGCAGTGGGGCGCGTTGCGGAACCGGTGGACGATGCCTGTGTCCTTCTCGCGGATGACGAGGCAGTGAATCTTAGTCAGCTCTTGGAGGAGCCCGTTGGTCTCAGTGTCAAAGATCAGCATGGCTGCTCCGGTTGATGGACGAAAAAATGCCCCACCAGCGGACTGGTAGGGCGAAGAGGAGATGCGACGAAGAAATTGACGTGGCATCGCACCACGGGAGGAGGTTCCATAACAGCCTCTAAGTTGTCCCGGTGTACTACCGGGGAGAAGGTGCTGGTCGCGGGTTACAACGCCCCACCAGCTCTCACCCCGCTGCGCGGAGGAGGGTGCAGTTACAGTGCGGCTTCGAGGGAGCGCAGCGGCACGCCTGCCGGTTGGCTCAATCCCCTACTGGTCCCGTCACTGCTTCTGCTGCGTGCTTTGTATATCTCGCCACCATTGCCATGCTGATGACTTGGTGATCGTCGGGTAGTCCCTTATGGCGAACCCGCTGCCAGCATCAAGGTCCTCTCGTTACCGCCACCACCCCGAGCTACAACCCGCTTCCATTACCCGCCGCGCTCACAGAGGAGGGACGAGCGCAGAGACTGGAAGCTGGCGGCACGGGGTGGTATCAGTTAATAGGTTAGAACTCGGACCCGTCGCTGGCAGCAGGTTCGCTACCATCTTTCGGGGCATCAACTTCGTAGAGCCTGCCAGTGGCCTCGTCGTAGGACAGGTAGAACACTTGCCCGGTGGCCTGCCCGGTGTAGCGGTCCTTCAGGATGCGGAACGTGGTGACCTTACGGGCCACTTCCCCTGCCTGCTGGTCGCGCTCCAAGCCGAACATGAAGTGGCACCAGAAGCCAATCGATCGGCTACCCTTGAAGTGTCTGATCATCACGCGACCACCTTCCTCGTGTGGCTTCCCTTCCGGGGTAGCCAAGTGCGAGATGAGAGTGATGCAGACGTTCAGCTCCTTCACGAGCATGCCGACATCGGTCATGATGCTTTCAAGTGCCTTGCGTTCATCATCGTCGGTCGATGCGAGCGCAGTGAGGTGATCGATGTAGAACAGCTTCACGTCCTGGCTGTGCGCCAAGTAGCGAATGTTCGCCTTCATCACATCCCACTCTGCAGCACCGAAGTGATCGAACATGAACAGCTTGCCGGTGGTGTCCAGCTTTTCGAGCGTAGCCTGCAGCTCGTCAGTAGTCCACCCTGCGTCGGGCACATGGAACCTTCTGCCAGCAGCCTTACCTGCAATACGCTTGACGGTCTCCTGTGGTTGCTGCTCAAGGAAGAAGATGGCCACACGTTGCTCCAGCGTCGAGAGGTCGAACTCGATCTGCTGCGTGAGTACATCGGTCTTCCCCACGCCAGTACCCGCTCCGAGCGCATAGACCTCGCCTAAGCGGCGTCCGTGCGTGAGCTTGGTGAGCGTGGGGAAGCACCACGGGAGCCCCTGCTCGGGGGCAACCATGACCTTGTCGCGCACATCGGCGAGGGTGACGATGCCGTCAGGGCGATACTCTTTCGCGCCCCATATTGCATCGATAATCTCACCGCCGCGACCGGCCAGCAGCATCTCATTGGCATCCTTCAGCGGCAGGCGAGCGATCTTCACACGACCCACTGGGAACACCGGAGCAGTAGCCAGGGTTGCAGCCGCACCGGCCTCATCCATATCGAACATGAGGACGACCGTGTCGAACTTGCAGAGCCACTCGAGGTTGTTGGCGACAGCTTTCTTGGCAGAGGCAGCGCCGCTCGGGATGGACACGACAGGCCACTTGTTGTTCTGCAGTTGGGACACCGTCATGCAGTCAATCTCACCCTCGGTGACCACGACCATCTTGCCGCCGTCACGCCATAGGTGCTGGCCGAACAGCTCCACATCCTTGGAGTCACCCACCCACGAGAATGCCTTCTTCGCGGTGCGCAGGTGCTGCGCTACGAGGTGACCATCCTTGTTGTGGTACGGAGCGATCTGGTAGGTGACCCCTGCACGTTCGCCGACAACGTAGCCGAACTTTGCGCAGGTCTCCTCAGTGATGCCGCGCTTATCGAGGGAGCGCACTTGCCCTGTTAGTAGGTCAGCGTTCATCTTCGCCTTCTGTTCACGGTGGGTGAACGGTTGATAGTCGTGAACGCGGCGCTCCCGGTATTCGCAACCAGGAGAGAAGCAATGGGCGTGCCCATCCGAGTAGCGTGCGAGGTTATCGCTGCTACCACAGGAGGGGCACGGTTCTTTGGCGATGCAGAAGGACTCTTCAGCCTCCACGGTGGAACTGGCGGGGGTGGATGAGTCCATGACCCCGCTCCATCGAGCGGATGATGGACTGGCACAGGGGGCCGAGGTTCCTGGTGGACTTCACAGGGACCTTGATGGCCTCGAAGGCCGCACGCATGGCTGTCTTATGCATGGGAGGGGGCTTCTTTCAATAGCGAGTAGCTCGCGTACTTGTTACCGCTGACTGGATTCACCTTGATGGTGGTGACGATGGGCAGCGCCTTGCGGTCCCTCAGTTCCTTCACCCGTGCAGCCAATCGGAAGCACGAGAAGTTCGTGAGAGCCTCGGCAGGGGTCAGCGACTTGCCCGAGCGGAGGTAGGCTTCGATGCCAGCGATCTGTGTGCGACCGGTAACGGATTGGGTTTGCATTGGGTATTCCTCTGAGAATTTTGTAGGGTTCAATAGGTAGAACTAAGGGTCAGGGGTTACGTCCGGTTGTTGAGGATTCCCCGCGTGTGGAGCACCGCGAAGATGAGAGCCAGGGACCACAAGGACCACTGGCCGGTCGTCCAGCCCACGTAGAACCACACTGGCTGGCTCAGTAGTGCCACCACGAAGCCCCACATTCGGGAGCGGCGTGCGGAACTACTGAGCAGCGCAGTGAAGGCCAGGGTGGAGCCGAACATGACCGCTTGTAAGCAGTCAGCGCTGGTCACGCAGGGGCAGCATCCAGTGACCGGAGAGCTGCCTGTACTTGCTGCATGTGGGACTGGTTGTCATAACCCTGAGCCCGGGCCTGAGCACGCAGCCCTTGACCACGGGGCGCTATTCCACGGTAGGCCACTGCATGCGCCTTAGCCTTGGCGATAGCAGCGAAGCCCAGCATGAATACCCAGGCATCGCGGAAGTTGAATGGCTGGGGCGCGGTGATGACCTTCGGTGGGACGGTGGTATCCATCATGTCCTCAGTGAACTTGTTCATACCTTGGTGTCCTTCATCCATTTGCGTACATCGAAGCAGGGACAGTCCTTCGCCACATTGGGCATATCACGGTGACCTAGGGTCTCCGCATGCGGGAACGTGGACTGCATGTCGCGGACCAGCAGTGCGAGGGCCGCGTACTGGTCGAGCGTGAAGTTGTTCTCAGCGCGTCCGGTTCTTTCGTTCAGGCCACCAGCCATGCAGATGCCGACGCTCACCGAGTTGTAACCCTCGACATGAGCACCGACTTCCGTAAGCTCTCGACCCTTCTCGACAGTGCCGTCACGCTTGATAACGAAGTGGTAACCGATCTTCAGCCACCCCTGCTGGCGATGCCAGCGGTTGATCATCTTTGCGTCCACTGCAAGTGACGGCTTGGATGCCGAGCAGTGAACGACGATGAACGCCACTCGATTGGGGTCGAGAGCTGCCATCAGATGAACCAGCTAATGACGCCGTGCAGGGCACCGATGGGGAACACGATGACCCCCAGTGCGGACACGCAGAGCCGTGCGAGGCTGGTCACAGCGGCGTCGTAGTTGATGGCTGTGTTGATCAGGAACCACAGGTTGGAGAACCAGCCCACGAGGAGGGCCATCACCGCCGCGATGAACACGGCGCTGCCTGAAGCTATGATTGCTTTCATGGTTTCTTGCTTTCATTGAGCCACGCTTGGGGCACCAGCTTGTCCGCGTAGAGGAACCCGTTATTGACACACCAAGCTGCATAGGTGGTCTTCGATGTCTTGCTGATACGGGATGCACTGCGCGTGAAGACGAAGCGGATGTCGAGGTGTGGATGCTGCTGTTTAATGAGGAGGTGCTTCTTCCTGTCGTCGGGAAGGAAGCGCCCTTTGGACTCGATGATTATTCCGTTGGGAAGCTCGAAGTCCGGGGTGTACTTGTGCGAGGTGGCGGGCTTCTCGTACGCGATGACAAGCTCTTCGTAGGGCGCAACGACACCGGCCTCTAGGAACTGCTTTGCGAGCAGCTCTTCGAGGCCGGAACGGTAACCCTTCGAGATAGCGAGTGAGCGAGTGCTTGATGCCCCGTAATTAGAAATCCTCTTCACCGGGAGGAGGCGTGGGTGAGCCATCACCGCTGGGGGCATCGTCGCCACCTTCGGGGAACTCGTCGCGCTCCGGTGCTGAGTAACCTTCCTCTTCACCGCCGAAGCCCATGGAGTCAGCCGAACGTCCGCTGCCGCCAGCCACGAGCGTGATGATCTTCACACCAGCGAGGCGCAGGGCACAGCCAGCACCCAGCGCGGTAGCGAACGGGTTGTAGTGACCAGAGACACGGGCACGGGTGCCACCCCATATGTCGGGCATCGGGTCCAGCTTCTGGCCCTTGGCATCGAACGCGGTCGGGGACAGCTTCTTGACCTTGCCGTCCTTGTCGGTGTACTGCGAGGACATCTTGAAGTTGAACTCGTAGTTACCATTGGCTTCCCCCTCGTCGTCATAGCAGGGCTTGTACGGCTTGTCGGTGAGAGCGAACTCGGCTAGGGCCTTCTTCGCCTTGCCCTTCGCTTCGCCCTTGGCGGATGCGATCTTCTCTTCGAGAGCAGCCTTACCCTCGACCAGTGCCTGAGCAGCCAGCTCGTCGATGCGCTTGATCAGCGGTGCGGCTTCGTCGCCAGTCAGGATGATCTTCGCGCTGAACGAGCCGACGCCATTCTTGGCGAACTTCATGTCCGGAGCGTTGAGCTTCGGGTACTTCAATGTGCCCACTGGGGTGACTACTTGTTCCAGTGCGGGGCGCTTTTTGGTTTCAGCCATGGTGATTAATCCTTATTGTCAAATGTGAGGGTTCCGACGCAATCACAGAGGCTATGGTCGTAGGCCCATGTGTATTCCATGCCGAAGCGGCGCAGGGCGTCGTAGATAGTCGATGAATGAAACCTGCGGGAGCGAGCCGGGTCACCACCAACCTTCGCCAGTACATCGATGAGGGTCTGCGCCTCGTCCACGGAGAGGGTGAGCTGGACGGCTTCACAGGTTTTCTTGACGACCACTTCTTGGGTCGTGGTGGTGCGCTTGGCTTCTGCCATGGGGGTTACTCCTGTTCGTTTGAATCGTTGAAGCGGCGCTCGATGGCGCTGGTGTCACAACCAGCTTCCAGTAGTGCCGCGTGGGTGTCGATGTTGATGCGTCCTTGGGAGGCCAGCTCTTCATCGGCTTGTTCGAGTAAGCGCTCGGTGTAGTTCATCCGCGAGGCCTCTGCGGGGTGCCACATTCCGGCGTGGCCTGAGCAGGCTTGGTGAACGAGTAGTGGCCCAGGTCGATCTCGCGCTGAACACCGTCTAGGTCAGCGTAGTTGGACCACTGGCTGTACGAAGATGCGTCGAGAATCACCACCGCAAGGTTTCCACGGATGTTGACCCGGACCACACGACATTCGATGCCCATCAGGGTCTTGCAGTTGGTGAGGTAGATGGTGTCTCCGTACTTCACCAACCGTTTCGGAGGGGCCTCGTCGAGTACCTTCTGGAGTGTCTCGCGTGAGGCACCATCGGCTGCTGCGAGAGCGATGCGCTTGAGCTGGTCGTGCGTGAGTGGAGCCGTGTTCATCTGAGTTCCCCTGCAACGTAGTCTCGCAAGGCCTTGACCTCGCGTTGAAAGAAGGTGTCCGCGTCGTGCTCCATGCGTCCCGCTTGGTTCAGCAGCTCGCTGACGGAGACGTTGGCGTTCTTGGACATGACGTTCAGCAGCAACGCCGCACCGGCCACTTGCTCGTGAGCCGGGAGGTGCTGTACTGCGCTGACCTGTGCATACGCAGCCTGCACGGCGCTATTAGCGTTCGTGAAAGGCAGCTTTGAGAGTTTTGACATGTGGCTCCTGTGAAGTTTTGGGTGAGGAATCTGGTCGTAATCTAGGGTCAGGGGTTGCTCCACTTCTGCACCTACATAGAATGCAGAAGTGGATAGTTCTAGGCGAAAAAATACTCCGAGCGGTTCACTGCCCCTATGTCCAGCGAGCCGAACCTGGGGACATCAGGCAGCTTCTCGGCCAGCTCCTCTGGCAGTTGCGCCATCAGTTCCGCCTTGAAGGCACCGAGTACATCAGGCGTGTACTGCTCCACGAATGCGCCACGAAGCTCCTCCGCGAGCACATCGATGTTCCCGGCGTGCGTCCCGAAGCTGTCGTGAATCATTGCGAAGTGCCACACTCCCGCAGTCACGCAACGGCATACAGTGCTGACCATGTGCGAGGCATCAGCAGCGTGTACGAAGTTGGGCGAGATGCCAGCAGTCATGCGCCGCTTGTCGATGTCCTTGCTATCGATGGACAGCGTCAACTGCACACGCTTGCCGGTGATGTAGGACTCGAACACCTTGCCCTTGAAGGTGCGGTAGTCCTGTGACACCAGCATCCCCGAGGGTGCGGTCCAGCGGATAGGCAGGCCATCCTTGGACACGACCTTCGCCACCTCCTGCAGCCACGTCATGGCGCTGCGAGCAGCCAGCACCACTGAGTCGATGGCGATGCAGTTGGTATCAGCGATGAAGGCGGCATCCTCGAAGGTGTACTTGTTGCCATCCTCGGAGCCCAGCTTGCGGAGGTCTTCCATCACTTGGTCCCGCATGCCGAACTTGCTGACAGCATAAGGCACAGTCATGGTGTTCCTCTTGACCAACTTGCGGGTGATCTTCCCGGCCCACCGCATGGCCACCTCGTTGCCAGCATCCGCTGCAGCCCTGGCCAACTCGTTGCTGACCTTGGCGACCTCCGCGTAGATGTCAGAAGGGGACTCGCTGGGGAGCAGGTTGGTCGCAGCACCCCCCACTTCATCACGGAGCATTGCGCTGAAGTTCTGCAGGCCATTGCAGGAGCCATC